AAAAAGATAGGTCCTAAAAAACCCCCTGTTAATTGGTTAACAACATTTAAAGCACCTGATATTTGGGATGATGCGCCCGCATTAGGTTCGTTCTCTTCAAAATAATCACCAGGTATTGGTGATACAGGCCAATAAGCACCTGTTAATCTTGTGGCAAAATCTACGGCCGCAACTATTGGGTTTTCCGCAACCGTAATTCTCCAATTTCTATAAATCAAAGGTTCTTGACCTGTAATAATAAGACTCGCTTCAAATGGGTCTGATAATGATTCTAAATTAACTAAACCAACTGTATTCTGAAATAATTCAGCGGCAACTCTTTCTTGGAATAAAGCTCTTAATTGTTGAGCTCCTAACTTAGCGATAAACGAGTCTTGAGACAATCCTGCGGGATTATTATTAATTAAAATCTCGTATGGTGTATATACAGATGGTGTGAAGATTGGTGGGTTCCAATAAGGTAGATATATTTTGTTATTGTTTTGAATATTGTCAATAACAACCATGTCTTTAAACCCTCCTTCAGGTCCAAACTTATTTTCAATGTATGCCGCGTCAATATAAAATTCATTAACCAAATCTAATACAGTGTCTGTTGGGTCGTATTCTCCTTTATTAGAATCTACAGGTAATGGTGGACCATTATATGTTATATTTAAATTATAACCTCCTTCAGGACCATATTCATTTAATGGGTATAATTGTTGAGCAAATGGGTCGTTAGCAATTAATTCATCAGGAGAATCGATGACATTAGAAACAGTCTGAACAACTTCGTAATTAAGAGGCCCCGATGGTGGTGTGTAAACACCTGGGACATCGTAAGGTGGAAGATTTCTTGCCATTAATACATCCCTAAAAGAAGATGATGATGAGAATGATAAAGTACTGTCAGACATTTATTTTTATTTTTATATAAATAGGTATTACCTTATTTTTTATTAAAGATTCGACATACTTAAAGCACTATCAACAATTGATTTATTTCTTACTGTTTGGTTATTAGGACCTGTCATTCCTCCTGAAGTATTTGCGTCTTGAGAGGCTTTAACTATAGCATTTTTAATTTGTTGGTCTTCAAGCATGGCCAAAATTTGAGTTGTATTAATGTTTGATGGAGCTTTCACGTCTAAAACAACATTAACGTTCATTTCTTTAGGTCCCATATCTTGAGTGGTATTATTACCACCGTCTAAATTAGTACCACCAGCCATAATTAACTTGTCTTCAGGTAATGTTTTAATGTAAAAATCACTAACCTTTATTGTGGATGTTTCAGTTGTAACACTCTCGGTTTTTTTGTTCTCAGTCGCTAAATTAATTCCCAATTTTGATAATTTTTCATGTTCCTGAATATATTTTGCCGCTGAATCATAAGTTCCTTTAAGTGTTTCGGCAAATAAGTTTCCACTTTTAGAGAACTTATCCATTTCGGTAGTGGCATTGGTTAAGGCCACATTAAGATTGTCTTTTATTGCACTTGTGACACCTCCAATAGATGTTGTTGCGGTTTTTAAAACTTCATTTAATGACCCTTCTCCTGACATGGCTTTGTTTATAGCATCAAGATTATTAATTAATAATTTATCAGTACCTTTTCTAAAGTCTTGTGATTCTCCTTGTATATCTCTAATACCTCCCGCAACTAATTTAGCCCCTGTTCTAGCAGCTCCTAATACATCCCCCGCACCTTTACTACCTGCTAAACCGTATCCCGCTCTGTTCATACTTTGTAATTCGGCCAACATTGATTCTGAAGTACTTAATTGTGACTCGGCAATTTCTTCCATAGTTTTCGGTGCTTCGGATTGTGCCTTGGCAATCGCTTCTATATCGGAGTCTTTTAATTCCATAACATTTTTTTCTTGAGTGATACCTTGTTCGTCTTTGAACTTAATCATATATTGACCGTCCTTCATTTCGGCCATATTAGCAATCATTTTTTGAGTATCTTCATCGGCAATATCGGTTGGGAAAGAAATCTTACTTAATTTATCATCTAATTCAGCTCCCGCTAATGACATTTTAGTTAGTTGTTCATAATTTATTCCCAATTCTTTAGCCAATTCCATTAATTGTCTTTTACCTCCAGGAGCAATTTCAAATTTACCTGTTTCTTCATTAAATTGGGTGAACTGTTTACCTAACTCAGCAACTTGATTCATTAATTCACCTGGGTCGTTTTGAGCTAAATCCATTAACCTTAATGGGTCAAGTAGGTCGGCTTGCGTTGCTCCCAATCTTTGCATGGACGCGGCTAATTGTATTGCTTGGTCAGGTTCGAACGCCTTATCCATAAGAACTTTCATATCACCAACGTTAACCCTTAAATTAACCGCTTGAGCGGCCATTTTTGCAAGACCCTGCACACCTCCTTCAAAGTTGTACTTATTCATCAATTCCATGTTTGACAACGCTTGGTCACTTACCGCTTTACCATTAACACCAATATCTCTAGCGGATTGTAAAACAACCTCCATATTTTTACCTATGTCGTAAGTACCCGTACCAATATCTTTAAATTTAGATACTAATGTATTAGCATCTTGACCCGTCGCTTTAGTAGTCGCATATAAATCTTTCATCCCATCGGCGGTCAATGTTACATTTCTACCTAAATTAGTGTACGCGGATGTTTGCATAGCAATAACATCATTAAAGCTCCCTCCTAAACGTTTTATATCTGAAGCGGCGTCAGCTAATCCCGCCCTCATTAAATCAATGTTTTGGGCTCCTAACGCGAAATCTTGAGCTAATTTGTAAGCGGCGTTTTCTACCTCAAGGATAGTGTCTTTGAGACCTTTGATTGTGGTCATTTCGGACATAACTTTTTTAAAGTCCCCTACTATACCACTACTTTTACCATCTCCATCTCCCATAGTATTGTTTTAATTATAAATACTTATGAGTCTAATTATTTTTAGGTTGATTTGACTCAATAATTTTATCGATTAAATATTTTCTCATATATGTTGGCATAAGATTAAAGTCGGAATAAGAAGTTCTTAAAAACCGAGCCATTATATAATATTCGTCAATAAGATATTGTCTGTAATTAAAAGAAAGGCCGAAAAAATTCAACCCCAAAGGCAATCTCGAAAGATACCAATTCTCCTGACGGGGCTACAACATTTTGTTTAAGGTCTAATGACGGTTGATTTTCTCTTAAAAAATTTCTAATATATTTTGAGTCCATTATTGGCATGGATTCGATAAACTTTGAAATTTGTTCTCTGTCTTGAGACCCATTAAGTTCAACAATTTGTTTGTTTAATTTCCATGTTATTTTTGGTGGGGTTAAATTTTGGGGATATTGTTCAGCTTGTTTCTCTAATTCTATTTATTCTTTTAGTAGTAAAAAAACCATTCTCATCTGGTAAATGTGTTGGTTTTTTTATATTTAATTCATCTAATATAATTGTTGCCGTAAATTGTTTACTTGTCATAGGGTCGGTTAAAGTAACACTATACTCGGGACCAAATGATGTATTTCTTAAAAAGATAAGAATTGCTTCAACATCACCTTCAAGTAACTCTTCGGGCCTTAAATCGTGTTCGTACACTTTATTTCTTATTAATGATAAAACAATATTACCTGAACCACCTTTAAAAGCGTTCACAATAAAATTTTCATCATTTGCGGTTAAATAACCAACTTTAACTGATTTCTTTTTTGATTTATAGAAGAGTCCTTTAGAGGGTAACTCGACAACATCGTGTGGTAAATTAAAATTTTCTTGACCTACTGTATAAGCATTTTGTTCCATAGTATTATCTTTTACTATAAAATATACGGTATATTAGTTTTTTTTAAATAAAAAATCCCACATAATCAATATGTGGGACAAAAATATTATATATTTTATTAAATTAGTATACTAACACACATCTATCAGGTCTTAAAGTCGCCGTAATAGAAGCAATTGCGTCAGAGTTATAAGCCAATGAATCAAAGTTTACATCAGATAAAAAAGTACCTTCCATAATCCATTTCTCAACAACAACTCCTGTTGGGTCTAACATTTCTAAGTCAACGTTCTTTTTGTAACCCGCCGCATAACCCATACGACCTGTTACAGACTCAGCACATAAACGTACCCATTCCATTAACGCCTGAGACGCTGAAGGTCCAATAGGGTCACGGAATTTAACATTAATCGTGCTCCAAGTGAAACGTCCTGCCACATAGGTTGATGTATTAAGGAATTGAATCTCAACTGGGTTAATTGTTATATGTGGTCTTGATGTAGTTTCTACGAACCATTCGTTAATACCCAATGTAGATGGGAAACGAAGAATGAACCTGTTTTGTCTTTTCGGTTCATAAGGTATCGGCATTTTCATTAATAAATCAGCCATTGTGTTTTCTTTTTAATTTTTTGTTTATTTGTTTTTTTATTTATAAATATATTCAGTTAAATTTTTTCTCTTTACTTTTCTTTTTTTTTTATTTAAATTTCTACTAGAGCTTTTAATTAATATAGTTTTTTAACTCCTCCTGTAGTTGAGTAGGTCTTTAACATAGGTTCATCTTCAAAACGACTTTTAATTGTTTCTACGTTTCTTATATCGTCATCAGAAAAACCAATACTAGGTAATTCAAAATTATTTGATATTTTGTTCTTTAAATATGCTTTTTTACTAATATATTCTGAAACATTTTTAATATACTGAATAAAATCTTTCATAGCTTTAACCTTACCTTCTTCAGGATTAGTTGCGGAACCCTCACCATAACTTACAGGGTGAAATCTACATAAATCTAAATACTCATTGATTAATTCTTTAGTGGATAATTTTTCTTCATCGGTTAAATCCCTATATTTTTTAAGGTTTTTAATTAACTCTTTTGAATTTATCCCTCCTCTGTTTGAAGCAATTAGGTTATAAACCGCTTCTTTTAGAATACTTGGGGTATGTCCTCTGGCAGTTATTATTGAAAAGATTGAACCGTTATTAATTGCCTCTACAAAGTCTCCCCAAGCGGGTCCTGTTTTAGCAATCATTGAATCAACAACAAATTGTTTGTCCCCTTTCACACCAAAGTATCTAAACGGGTCTTCTGCGAATCCTACAATTGTGTGACCTTCATATTCGAAAGGGTCTTTACCAATTTGAGTTCTATATTCGGCAAAATCCTCGGTTGACATCCCAACCTTCTTTATCGTATCATCTTTTAATATTATTTGTGTTGGCATTGTCATAATATTATCATCCCAATCAAACGCATAATATTTCATATCAGGTGTTCCTGATTCATTAATACCCTCAACAATATATTTTCTATCTATCATATTATATTAATAAATAATGATGAGCCGATTTTTTAACCGACTCACCACATTTTTTATTAGATATTATCAAACGATGCCCCTGTTGGAGTAATGTAGAATGTAATGTCTATGAATTCTAACGATTTAGTAGGTTTGATATAAATCTTACCTGTTAATTGGTTTCTATCTAAATCTGCAGGGTCTGAAGAAACATTTACACGGAAATCGTATAAACCTCGGTCTCTTCTGATTGCATCTAATATAGGGTTAACCGCATCTAAGAAATCTTGTCTTACTTTCTCATCGTTTTGTTCAAACAATAATCTTACAGAAACCGCAGATATTAATTTACGAGCTTGTAATAATAATCTTCTAACATTGATTCTGTCAAGTGCAGATTCTCTAATTTGTAAAGTTTTATTACCCCAAATTACAGTACCTACGTCAGAGAAAGTTGCAATTGGGTTGATTCTTCCTTTATATAATACATCTCTATCTTCTTGAGTAAGTTTCTTTCTCGCTTTGATAGCGTTTACAATACCTCTTGTGTAACCCGCCGCGGCGAACCAAGGGAATGCGATGTTATCCGTTAACGCTAAGTTCCTCGTTACTTCCGCAGTTGGTGGGATGTAAATTTGTGTGTTATTAACGGTATCTCTTGTAAGTACCCAAGGGTAATATGTTGCGGTATAGTTAGAGTCTAAACCTGCCTCCTCAAGATTATCTACCGCTTCTTGTGGGTAAATAAAGTCTAATTGGTCACCCGTAGATGGTACAAACATATTGTAGTCAGGGGTTGTACAAATATAGACTGAATCCGCTCTATCGTTCTCGACCATATCTATAGCGTCTTCAACTAAGTTTGAGTGATTGACGTAATCAATACCAGGTGTAACAAATACGTTAATATTAACCGCTTCAGGATTTGCAAAAGACCTTTGACCTAATAAGTATGCGTAATAGTCGGTGTTCGCCCAATCTTGTGTGTTGTCACCAACAGTAAGGGGTTTAAACGCACCCCAACCTGTAGCACTTGGGTATTTAAATGATGGACATGACCCTTTTCTATAACCTGGTTGTCCTAATGCAAATTTATCTCCATTAGTTCTACTCTCTCTATAAATGTCCCATCCGTCAAAACCACCTGAACATAGTAAACTAAATTTACGTGCAAACAATCTAAAATATGGGTTAGAAGAATCTTCAGGGTCTGTTGTAAATGGTGCAGAACCTACAAAGAATGCTGGTGTACCACTTGTAATGAAACCATTACCAATTGTTATACCTGAAGCATTTATGTCCATGTGGAAACCTCTCGATTTATAGAACCAATCATCACCTGTTACATCAGTACAAATATCTAATGGTAGTTGTTTACCTTTATATGAATAAAAATCAACGTCAAATCCTACTGTATCTGAGATACCTAAGTATGTTCTTCTAATGTTATCACCCGCACTTCTTACGATATCATCAGCTCCTGAAGACAAACCAAAAGGTGGGTTATATACAACTTCACCAGGGAAGTCATATTTAGTTTTATAGATAGGGAATGGAGGTCTTACACCCGCGTATTCTCTAAATTGGTATCCCTCAAATCCACAAGGTAAAGCGTCTACAGGAGCGTCCTCGTTTATCTCAACCATAATATATTTAGAATTTAACGCGTACTCACCGTCAACAGTTCCTATTTTTTTAGCAATAAAGTTATTTTGGCCTGGGTCCATTGAACAGTTAGTAAACTTTTCGATAACTGAAGGGGCAGCATCTGAGTCAAAGAAATCTCTAACAATCACATCAAATGTTCCATTACTGAATGAAATATTTGCGATTGATATTTTAACTTCTATGTTAGCCTCGTTACCATCAGCAATTGTTGTGAATTTAAATAATTTATAAACTTTGTTACCTCTTAATTCAGACACAACCCAAGGGGACATCGGTGATTGGTATTTTTCTAAATACCATGCGATTGATGTTGGGTCATTTCCTTGTCTAGCATTTGGTAATGCAGTTAATTCACAATTTAATCCTCTAATATAACCTTTTCTCCACGCGTAGTTTAATAATGCTTGGAATCTTTCCTCAACAAATAACGGTACTACATCTTTAGGTTTTGCGAAGTTAGACGAACCAAATACTTTAGTTAAGTATTTAGTATCTGAATTAGAAAACGATGTTTCAAAGAAGAATTTCTCACCATTTTTATTTGTAACATTTAAACCGAAAGTTGAGTAAGGGTTTTTAGTAACTCCTGAATATTCATTACCACAAACCATTTCAACATCTGTTAACCCTGAAACTTCATATACCGCGCCGTCATCAGTGCCATAAGTTGCTAAACCTCTAGAACGTAATGTTGCAATTACTAAATCATCATAGTCAGTGTATGCAGTACCTGAATAGATATACAATCTACCAATTAACTTACCTGTATAACAATTAACAGGTTTAGCAGTTGTTGTTGTAGTAGTTGATGTTGGGATTGGTGTAACACAAGGGTTAGTAGTTGTAGTAGTTGTTGAAGGTGTTAATGTTGTAGTGGTCGTTACAGGAATTAATGCCAAATCAGTAACAATACTCCAAAACGAATAACCACTATAAAGTGCATTACCTATATTATCAAAAGTTGCATAATACCAAGGGTCGTTAACTGACGCTGAAAAATTTATTAATGAAGAACTAACATTGTCAACACCAAAAACATTAGTTTCTGCGGTAAACACTGGTGATAATGTATCATAAGTTTCACCTGAAATCGCTCCGTAATAATATATTGAAGATGTTTCTAATGTATTATCAGTTAAGATATCAATAATTTGACTTGTCATATCACCATATATTGTTGACGTACTACCATCAAATTTTTCATAGGGTAAATTCATCTTTTCAGCAATTTCATCAGGTATTTGTGATGGGTTGATAAATTTAATACTGTCCACACTATTAGTACAACCTGTGAAATCAATTGAGTAGTCAATTGTTAAGTAATCATTACATTTAGGTTCACAATTCTCAATAACAGGGTCTTCACAATAAAACCCTACAGTTGATGGGTCAACATTTGCCTTTGTTGATATAGTCCATGAAGGACCCGCATCATAACCTGATAAACCTAAAACTCTCGTTACAAACAATTGGTTAGATTGTTGTAAATATGATTTTGCAATATAAGCCCCCTCATATTTAGGTATTTGTGTATTAATGAATTTTTCAGGGGATACTCCTCCAAAAAATGTAGTGAATTCATCAAAGTTTCTAATAAAGATTGGTTCGAATGCTGGACCTTTTAAAGTCTCACCAACGATACCTAACGTTGTAACCCCAACACTTTGGGCTACGAAACTTAAATCAACCTCAGATGTATACACTCCAGGAGATACGAATACTTTGTTGTTAGATGCCATTATTTTTTTAATTTAGCTTGTTAATTTATTTTATTGATAAATATTCACTAAAAAACCAAAATACTTTACTTTCTTGCAACTATTTATAAATTGGGTAGAATAAATTCTGCCTTTTTTCTACTATGTCTAAAGAGGTTAAAAAGATAAAGAATTTAAAGATATCAACCGAGGTTCACGACCTATTAAAAAAGTATTGTGAAAAACACGGTATTAAAATGTATCGTTTCTTAGAAAAGATGATTACTGAAAAATGTAAAGAAAAGAAAGATATTTACGGAGAGAATTAAATTAAGATTCCGTATATGAATATTTTAGATTCTGAATTAACATTGGTTTTATTAATAACAAATTTAAGAATATCATTGGTATTGATTTGTATATCCGTAATATCAGTACCATAATAATTGTTGTTTATAAACACATCATATTCACTGATATTTTCAGAACCAACTATTTTAATATCGGCAACATAATCAAAAACTTGTGATATAGTATCATTACCGATAACAAATAAAACTTCATTAGGTTCCTTTTCAATATTAGAATTCATCTTCACTTGCCTTCTTGATGTTTTAGTATCAACCTCAACAACCTGTAGTAATCTAGTTACTGCTGGAGAAATTTCAAATTCATCCTCATCAATTAAAAAACCTAACATTGTAAATTCGTAAGTTTGTATATAATATTTTCTTTTCTCAATGTCCATAACAGATTCGTCAGAAATATTACCCATGACAATAGGAATGTAGTGACCTTTAATAACTTGGTACGCTTGTTTTGATGCAAATTTTTCTATCACAATCTGATTGAATCTATTAAGTTCCCTCATTCTATTACAAACTATCTTAACTTGATAAGTTATATCCACAGGAACAGGTTGGGGTATCTTATAAATGTCCATACCTGCTCTTTGACCGTCCCAAGTTGGTACTTGAGCATAAAAATATTGTCTTCTATTAGGAATGTTGTATAGAACCGCAGGATTGGTCCCAAATTTAACTTCAGGAACTCTTATTACTGTCAGAAATGGAGGTTCGGCATTTTTATCTATATTTTGAAAATCCCAAGTTTCAACAAACTGAGACCAATTTTGTGTTGTGATTATTATATCGACCATTGGTATGGTAGTTCCCTCAACAACACACTTTAATTCTTCTTTAACAAATTCTAAAAATCCTTTATCTAAATCGGCATGTAAAATTGATTTAGGTAAATAGGTACCGTCCTTATTAATTTTATCTAATAATTCTTGTCTTCTAGGTAACAAAGTTTTAGACTCTGTTAATGGAATATATTTTTTTATTTTCTTTGGTAACGGCATCTTATTCTATTATTAACGGTTCTTCTTTAAAAACAACTCTTGTTTTACTAATCAAAA